GAACGTAAAGACGAAGAGGAAGATGTACTATGAGATCAATCATCATTGACATAGAGACTAACAGCACAGCCACTCATATCTGGTGTGCTGTCACTAAAGACTTAACAACTAAGGAGGTAATAGTATGGGAAAAGAAAGATCAATTAGCAGAATACCTAACAGAAAAAAGCACGTTGATAGGACACAATATCATAGGGTTCGATCAGCCTGTGCTACAAAAAGTGTGGGGTATCAGTACGGATCATCACACAATGGCAGACACGCTAGTCATGTCAAGACTACTGAGCCCACACAAGGAGGGAGGACACTCTCTCAGAGCTTGGGGTCAAAGACTAGGAAACTACAAGGATGACTTTAAAGACTTTGATGGTGGGCTTACAGAAGAGATGGTCAGTTATTGTAAACAGGACGTGGCTGTTACCGAGACACTATATAAACGTCTTAGCAATGATCTACTGGTATGGGGTGACTCATTGGATATCGAACATGATGTCGCTTCTATCATTAAACAACAAGAGGAGAAAGGGTTCAAGCTCGATGTTAAGAAAGCGTTATTCCTTCTGGCAGGTTGGAGGAAAAGACTACACGAAATTGAGGAAGAACTACAAGAAGTTTTCAGACCTGTTGTAACTGTAAGGTTTAGTGAGAAGACAGGTAAAAGACTTAAGGATAAAGTAGAAGTGTTCAATCCTGGATCACGTAAGCAGATAGCAGAACGTCTAATGGTCATGGGTTGGAAGCCAACTAAACACACAGAGAAAGGATCGGTGATTGTAGATGAGAAAGTATTACAAGCTATTGACTTACCTGAAGCTAGACTCATTGCAGAATACTTACTGTTACAGAAACGGTTGGCTCAGGTTGAATCATGGATTGACCATGCAGATAACAACGACAGGGTTCATTGTAAGATCATCACCAACGGAGCGGTGACAGGTAGGATGACTCACAGCAAACCTAATCTGGCACAAGTGCCGAGGGTAGGTAATCCGTTTGGTAAGGAGTGTCGTGAGTGTTGGACAGTAGAGGACGGTAATGTACTTGTAGGGATAGATGCTTCTGGCTTGGAGTTACGTATGCTTGCACACTACATGCGTGACGATGAGTACACACGAGAGATACTAGAGGGTGACATCCATACAAAGAACATGATTAGTGCTGGTCTTAATGATAGAGATCAAGCAAAGACTTTCATCTACGCCTTCTTGTATGGTGCTGGCCCTGCTAAGATTGGTAGCATTGTGGGAGGTGGTGAGGCTGAAGGTGCTTCATTAATAGCCAGCTTCTTAGACAACACACCTGCACTGTCTGCCCTTAAGAACAAGGTCAGCAGACTAGCTAAACGTGGGTGGTTACCAGGACTCGATGGACGTAAGCTACAGGTACGTCATCAACACTCTGCACTCAATACTTTGTTGCAAGCAGCAGGTAGTATCGTGATGAAAAAGTCTTTGATACTCTTGCAATCTAAGATAAAATGTGGTATAATGGACACCTCGTTTGTAGCTAATGTTCATGATGAATGGCAGATAGAAACGACAAAAGAACTTTCAGAATCTGTAGGTCAAGCTGGCATACAGGCAATTCAGGAAGCAGGACTCGCACTAGGGCTACGTTGTCCACTCGATGGCGAGTATAAAGTAGGATCTAATTGGGCAGCAACACACTAAGGAGAAGTACAATGCAAGATCTAAGAGCAATAAAGGTAAAAGCTGATATCATGTGGGCTTTCCTTGATACACCCAACCAGATGTCTGAGAAGTATCAGGTTGATTTGTGTAACCTATCTGATGGTGCAGTTGCTGCACTAGAGGATCAAGGTATTCAAGTGAAGCGCAAGGAAGATAAAGGCTTCTATATTGTAGCTAAGTCTAAGAAGTTTCCTATCAAGACTGAGATGCCAGACGGTTCAGGCGTAGCAGGTAAGGTAGGTAATGGATCAAAGGGAGTAGCGTGGATTAAACCATATGCTTATCAGTTCAAAGGTAAGGCAGGTGTATCCGCAGGTATCAATAAGCTAGTCATCACTGACTTGATTGTGTATGAGGCTGATGGTGAAGCTCTTGATGATAACTTAGAGGAAGCCTTGTAATGAAAGCCCCATCAATGCAGGATGTAACAGCCCTCATTGATGGGGACATCCTAGTCTACAGGATAGGGTTCTCCGTTGATGATCCAGAAGAGGAGAAGTTTGCCATCTCTAGGATGGGACACTTTATCGACAACCTACTAAGCGTTGAAGGTGTCGAGGCTTACTTTGGTTTCATAACAGGGAAGACAAATTACAGACAAGACATAGCTACTGAGATTACTTACAAAGGTAACAGGGCTAAGGCTAGAAAGCCTGTGCATTATGATACACTTCGTGAGTATCTCACTAGCAAGTGGGGCTTTGAGTTAGTAGAAGGTCAAGAAGCTGACGATGCTATAGGCATTGCCGTCTATGATCTGCCTGAAGATCGTTCGTGTGTCATGTCTATTGATAAAGACTTGGACATGCTACGCGGTTGGCACTACAACTTTGTTAAACAAGAATTATATTATGTAAAGGAAGAAGATGGTATAAGAAATTTTTATACGCAGATACTAACTGGTGATCGTGTTGATAACATTCCAGGACTTAAAGGTATAGGTATTAAAAAAGCCACCAAGATACTACAAGACTGCGAAGGTGAACAACAATTATTTGACGAGGTTCTATCTGCTTACGACAACGACATTGATAAACTAACCGAGAGAGCGAGGCTGCTTTGGATAAGAAGACAAGAGAAGCAATTGTGGAAACCGCCAAGCAATTCACAGTAGGTTATGTCCAATGGGTTGATGCTGTAGCTGATGCAGGATGGGAAACAAACACTAAAGCAGAAGTGCATCCCTGTCTAAGCGTGGGATTTGTGGTAGAAGAAACAGATGAAGCTATCTGTTTAGCTGCTGCTATATCTCACGATCAATCCAATGCTAGAATACATATACCTAAAGGCTGGATTACTGGCATGAAGAAGGTAAGGTTAGATAAATTTCTAAACATTGGGAGGTCAACATCAAAACGCAAAGTGCAAAAGCGAAAGGAAGAAAGTTACAGCAATGGTTCAGAGACCAGATCCTCGAACTCTTTCCCTTTTCCAAAGACGATGTAAGGTCTACTAGTATGGGTGCTGGAGGTGAGGACATCTTGTTCTCTCAACTGGCAGGTGACAAGCTAAAGATATCTGTTGAGTGTAAGTCAAGAGAGTCTATGGCTTTATATGCTTTCTATTCTCAGGCAAAAGACAACTGCCCTGAAGATAGAGAACCTGTGTTGGTAGTAAAACAAAACAAGTCAGACCCTCTGGTAGTTGTAGATGCGGTCTATTACTTACAGTTATTGGAGAGATCAGCATGAGACATTTAGTAATCCCTGACACACAGTGTAAGCCTGGACATTCGTTTGAGCATTTAGAGTGGGCAGGTCAGTACGCAGTTAAGACTAAGCCTGATGTGATTGTCCACTTAGGAGATCACTGGGACATGCCTAGCCTGTCTGTGTATGACATTGGTAAGAAAGCGTTTGAGGGTAGGACATACAATGATGACATCGAAGCAGGTAACAAAGCTATGGATGTATTCATGAAGCCTATCATTGATGAGCAAAAGAAACAGAAGGTTAACAAGAAGAAGGTATGGAAACCTAAGAAGATATTTCTAATAGGTAATCATGAACAGCGTATCGACAGAGCTATCGAGTCTGATAGAAAGCTAGAAGGTTTGATAGGCTATGATGACTTCAATCTAAAGAAATACAACTGGGATGTAAAAGACTTTCTTGATGTACCTATTGTTAATGGTATAGCTTACAGCCACTACTTCACATCTGGTGTCATGGGTAGACCTGTAAGTAATCCTAATCTTCTCTTGCAAAAGAAGCACATGTCGTGTATAATGGGACACGTTCAAGACAGAGCTATCTCCTTTAGTAAAAAGGCTGATGGTGCTGGCATCACTGGTATCTTTGCTGGTATCTTCTATCAACATGACGAGGACTATCTAACTCCTCAGACTAATGGTAGTTGGTCTGGTGTCTGGATGCTGAACGAAGTAAACGATGGTAGCTTTGACGAGATGCCTGTGTCGATTAACTATTTAAGGAAACAGTATGGAGATTAAAGATACACTAGCAGCAAGAGAAGGACAGTACGGACAGTACAAAGTGGTAGGTCAGATTAGTCAGGACATCAAGGCAGTGATGAGACAATCACCTAACTATTATAACATGCCACAGTATGCTCGTGAAAGTTTAGACATGATTACTAATAAGATGGCTCGCATTCTTAATGGAAACTATCTTCTTAATGATTCATGGCATGACATAAGTGGGTATGCTGCGTTGGTTGTAATGACTAACGAAGATATGGAGAACGAGCGTGAACCTAACGATTTCTGAACTCATAGAAAAACTTAGCATGTTGGATGAGGTCGATGTACTAGAACTACTCGACCTCAATTCATCTGATATACTAAATAGATTTGAAGATTTAGTAGAAGATAATTACGATAAACTTATAAAGGAAATAGACTGATGGATTTTTATCAAGAGTATATTGCGAAGAGCAGGTATTGCAGATTCGTAGAAGCAGAAGGACGTAGAGAAGATTGGTTTGAAACAGTTGATAGGTACATGGACTTCATGAAGAATCATCTGGAGACTAAGCACAACCATGTCATGCCTATGGAGACAGACTCAGAGATGCGTGAGGCTATCAAGAACCTGGAGGTTGTACCTTCTATGAGAGCTATCATGGCTGCTGGTAAGGCACTCGATAGGGACAACACAGCAGGATACAACTGTAGCTACATGCCTGTTGATGATCCTAAGGCGTTCGATGAGGCTATGTACATTTTACTATGTGGTACTGGTGTAGGGTTTAGTGTTGAACATAAGTACGTTGACAAGTTACCTGAGATACCTGACAAGCTGTTTGATTCTGACACAACTATTGTTGTACCTGATAGCAAGGAAGGTTGGGCTAAGTCATTGCGTCAGGTCATTGCTTTGCTGTACTCTGGTGAGATACCTCAGTGGGATACAAGCAAGGTTAGACCTGCAGGTGCTAGACTCAAGACGTTTGGTGGCAGGGCTAGTGGACCAGAACCTTTACATGAGTTGTTTAAGTTTGTTATCACTAGGTTTAAAGGTGCAGCAGGACGTAAGCTAAACACACTAGAGTGCCACGACATCATGTGCAAGGTGGCTGAGGTTGTAGTAGTAGGTGGTGTTAGACGTTCAGCTATGATCTCACTGTCTGACTTAGAGGATGACAAGATGCGTCACGCTAAGGTAGGTCAGTGGTGGGAGGCTAACCCTCAACGTGCATTGGCTAACAACTCTGCTGTGTATGCTACCAAGCCTGACGTAGGACAGTTCCTAAACGAGTGGACTAGCTTGTATCACAGTCACAGTGGTGAGCGTGGTATCTTTAATCGTGAGGCTGCTGTTGCTACTGCTAAGAAGAACGGACGCAGGGATACAGACTTTGAGTATGGTACTAACCCTTGTTCAGAGATTATCCTTAGACCTTATCAGTTCTGTAACCTGTCTGAGGTAGTAGTCAGATCCACAGATACTAGGCAAGACTTAGAACGTAAGGTCAGACTAGCTACTATCTTAGGAACGTATCAGTCTACGATGAC